CCTCACTTTTGCATCAACATGCGTTCAATGTTTTTAACATCTGTACGCATTTCTTTTTGTTCTTCTTTAATTTCTTGTACATCTTTTTCAGTTTCAATTATTGTATTTCTAATCATTTGGTCCTTTAGGTCATATTCTGTTCTACCTATTGGAGGTTCAGGTAATTCTTTTGCTTCTTCAATATCTGCTTGAAGTGTAAACCACATACCTATTACCATACCCACGGTAACTAGAATACTAACACCTGTTTCTAGACTTAATGTAAATTTGCTATCTTTACTTACTTCTGTTGCCACTTTTTTTTCCTCCATTTAATTTTTTATCGTTAAATATTTTTTTCCATCTTTTATCAAATTCTTCTTTAGATATTTTCATATTTCTAGGTCTATCACCTTTTCCTACCCCATTTGGACCATTAAACATATTGTGCACCAGGTCTATCTCTTTCATCAATAACATTAAAATCAAATTGGTTAAGAGAAAGTTCATCTTTATTTTCTAACTTATTATTTTGATAAATCTTAAGCATTTCAAAAATTTGATTCAACCTATGTTTACTACTAGGTTTACCCTTAGGAGCACCATAAAGTTCACCTGGTTGACCAGTTCCTTCAAGCATTGGGTCTCTTTGTATTCCTAGAGAGTCCATAATTGATTCAGCTTCTAAATTCTGTTGGTATTCTAACCATTGAGGGCTAGGTTTTGTAGGAGCACCATATAAATCTCCTGGTTGACCAGTAACTGGGTCTATAGTATTGTTTTTCATCTTATTTAAAGTATCTAATGCAGTTATAGCATTATCTAATTTTTTATGTACACTATCTTGATTAGCTATATTATATAATGTATTTTGTTCTTTCATATATCCATTCATAATAACCTACTTTTTCATTACCTTTTCTGCTCCAGAAATACCAAAGCTTCCTAATGTTATCCAAACAAACGAATTATAAATATAGTCATTAACCATAAGTTCAATACCTATAATTCCCATTGCTAAATCTACAATACCAAATACACACATAAGTGCGAATGAAAGAAATCCAATGATATTCTTTTCGTTATATTCGTTTTTATCTTTAAATAAATCCCACATAATATTAAGTTAAATTAGCTGGCACAACAGCTCTTGTTCCTCCAACTTTATCATTTTTCTTCATACCAAATTTTCTTAATGATTCTCTATAACTTGCTAATGCTTGTTGACCTGCTATCATTTTAATTTGTGCAATATTAGGGTCATTAGTAATAGCAGCAGCATCCATTAAAGCTTTTCCTTTTACATAATCAATTAATGCAGGCTGTAATTCGTTTTCAATATCTATAGTTCCTGTAATAGAACTTAATTTATCTGGTTCTGCATGATATGAAACCAATATTCCACCAGAAACATAATTTACAGTATGTATTTCAGTATCATTAACATGTGCTGCATCTGTTGTGTCTCTATATCCTCTTGTAACAGTTAAATTATTTGTTGATTTTGCTGTAACTAACACAATTTCACTATCAAGCTTTAACATATCATTAACAGATATATTTGTTCCATCATCAACAGTTAATGTAGTATCTGCAGCAGCAAATGGATTTTCATTAATTAAATTTTTAGTAGTATCATCATTTTGATAAGATTGAGTTGTTCCTAATTGAACTGCTTTATATTTACCTTCACCTGTTTCTGTAGTATTAGCATCTCCTTTAGAAGTTACTATAGCTATTCTATTTCCATCAATATACCATGCAAATGTATCGGAAGGGTCTGTATATATACTATCTATTGATGCCATTATACTTCAGTCCATCCGAATACACCACTAATTGATGTTTCATTATAAAATTGTTTAATATTTCCATCTAATAATCTTGGAATTAATATATATTCTCCATCGCTATTTTTTATATAACAATTATAGATTTTGTTTACAGTTATGTTTTGATTATCATCTAAATCATACCATAATTTATTATCTATTAAATTTGTTTTAGCATTTTCTGATTTTTGTTGATGTTGCCCCATATCTATCAATGCTTCGTTAATTAAATTTAATACATAATTTTCTGATACTCCAGGAACAGCCTGTAGTACTCTACTATATATCTCTTTACCTGTAAATTCTATTGCTGCCATTATACACTTCCTTGTAATATTTGTATTTCTTCTTTGTATTGACCGTCTATCATTTGATATTGTTGAACATACCAATTATATTTTGCTTGGTCGTCTGCTAATCTTGCTTGTATTTCTGCTCCATATCCTTGAGCTTCTGCTAAAGATGCATTTACTTCTTTTATTCTCATATCTCCAATAGAAACCCATTCAGCTAAATGAGCTTGTGCTCTTTGTAATTCTGTTTGCACTATACTTAAAGCTGAAGCAACTAACTCAGTATCTTCATTAGCTTGTGCTCCAAATGCATCAGTTGTTGCAGAAGGTTGGTTTCCATTTACAATATCTGATGCTTGGTCTAATGCATTTTTAACTCTTGTAAGTTGTGAACTTGTAGTTGTAAATGTATCTTCATCTGCCCAAACAGATTCGTCAGCTGCATTCATTTTATCTATAGCTGCTTCTGCTGCTTCTACTGCTGCTTTCATAGCTGTAAGAGCAGTAGGAATATCACTATTATCCATAACGTCAGTCATTAATCTTTGTGCATAATTTCTTGCTGCATATAAAACAACAGCTTTTTCTGCTTCATCTGGAAAATTAGCAATAGCACTATCTGTATGAGCAACAGTTATTCCAGAATTAATATAATCTAATCTACCATCATTACTTGCTTCTGTGTCAGGAAAAATTTCTAATACATCTCCATCAATAAGATAAGCAGGGTCGCTTCTTGTTGCATATTCCATATAATTACTATCAAGAACTCTTCCTCTTTGATTAGGAGCTATTAATCTGCAAGGCATAAAACGGTCACTATTAGTATTATCTTTTCTAGATACAGATATAACTTTTTTACCTTCTACATCTACTGTATTAGTAAAAGCATCAGAGCTAACTATTCTTTGTAATTTTGTAGGACTTAAAACATCTAAAATCTTTCTAGCTCCAGCAGTCAACCAATCAGACATAGCTGTAGTATCAGGAGAACTTTGTGCTCCTAATATATTTTGTAATTGTGTTTGAAATGTTGCCATTATCTATCCTTGTCCTATATACTTCTTTTTATAGTATTTGGTACTACATTTTGTACCATATTTAGTATTTTTACTTTGTCCTTGTCTTGTTTTCTTTTTTCCATTACTTCTTCTAGTTATCTGTTGTGTAAATCCACGCATTAGTATCGTTTCTTTTTACCTTTACCTTTTCTTCTCTTTTTCATATTATTATCCACTTTTAACTGTTACTGGACTATCATCCCATTTAACAGAATTATGAAGCCTTTTGTTAGCATCTGCTTCATTTTTCTTTTGTACTTCTTTTATATGTGTATTCATATCTCTTGTGCCAAATTCAATCTGGTCTTTTCTAATAGCTGTTGCCATAGGAGTATCTCTTACAACAAATTGAGTACTCCACTTTGGTGGATGTGCTCTTTTACCACATGAAGGACAATTAAACATTCCCTCTTTATTTGGTTTGTTGCAATGCTGACAATTCATTTATTAAGTATATAATATAATATAAGCTACTCTTGATATGTCAAGTTTTACACATTGAATATCTATGATTGCTTGACTAGTGCTGTCTAAAGCATTTACTGCTGCTATAATATCTGCTGCTAAAGAGCCAGATACTGAATCAGCTGCATCGCTTATATCATTAATAACTATTTTTACATTTGCATTATATGCTGCCATTTTTTTCTCCTATAAATTAAAATTTTTAGAGTGTTTGGGGTTGAACCTTTATACGAACAACCCCACAGTACTCAAAACTGTCAACCTTTACAGGTTATTTTATGCTAGTGTAATATGGTCAGCATCATGTTGTTGTCCACTTATATAAAAGTTAGAACCGTCACATACTAATTCTGCCCAATCTCCTGGTGCTGCTGTTGAAGCAACCCAGATAAGCTCATCAACTCCTGATTCACTAGAAGCTGATGCTGTTCCGTCAGCAGCTGTAGGTATCATACCAATTAAGGTATCTTCAGCTGAATTAGGAATTACTTTAACTGTACCACTACCAGCATCAGTAAGGACGAACTTTGCGTGCCATCCTGCACCTGCTGCTGCAGCAGTTGGTAAAGTAATGTTGAAAGATGCATCTTGGTCAAGTGTAAACACTTTTCCAGAATCAGCAGCTGTTAAAGTTCTAGCTGCTACTACATTTTCAACTTTTAGCTTTAAATCACTAACGCCACTATTTTGCTCTAAATAACTACTTCTCATTTTATAAGCCCTCCACATTATATAGTGCATGTGCCTCAGGTAAACATACTTCAAGACCAGCTTCGGTAAGAATCATATCTTTTCTTAAATCCTCGTCTGCTGCTTGTACATTTGTTTGAACTTGAGTATCACGATTAACACCGTTACCTACTAAAGGTCTGTAGTATAGTTTAGACATATCAGCCATAAGCATAAGCCCTGCTGAATGACCTCTAAATAGAGGCTGTTTAACCATATACATGTCTCCATGAACTGTGTTAATTGCCATAACCTTGTGACCGAATGCTCCGTCAGAATGGTCCATTTGAACTCTATATGGACTATTGCTGTAACCAGCAGATGCATCAATAAATGCACCGTCACCTAGTTTGTTAAATAGTGTAACTACAGGTAAAGAAGCCATAACGAGTTTTTCGCTTGAGCCTCCTCTTGCTGGGTCAAAAATTACTTCTAAATCAGAAAGCAATCTATCATAAGTCAGTTGAGCTTGTGTCATTGAACGAGCATAAGCTTTCCCTGATGTATATGATAAATCAGATGTTCCTGTTGCAAAAGTACTATTTTTGATAATTTGTCCAACAATACCTTCTGTGTAGTTAATACCATTACTTCTTGCTTTATGATTAAACAACATAGCTCTTTCGATGTCTATTTTATGTTCTCTCAATTTGAGTGCAAGTACTCTTTCGAACTCATTTGCATATCCACGCATACGAGTTGCATAAGCTGTATTAGTCACTTCAGCTGCAGTTTTAAAGATTTGAGTATATCCAAATCCATCATCTAAAGTGTTTGACCATACATCTGGTGAGCCAGTTCCTTCTGCAAACGCACTACCAATAACTTGACATTTGTCGTTATCAGCAATACTATTTGCTCCAGTAGCTCCAGATACACTTAAACATCTTCCTGTAAAGCTGGTATCACTACCACCATCTACAGGTGCAGTTTCGATTCTAACAATCGCTTGTCCAAAACCTACATCTGCTGCAGCAGAACCAGTTGTTCTAACTGCTAATACCATTCCTTTAATAAGCCAATCTACTGAATCACCACCTGCAGTATCTACTACAAAATTGTAGTTAGTGTCTGCAGCTACTGTTCCAACAGCTCCTTGAATCAAAAATTCTCTACTTGTGTAGTCCACTTTGCTTCTATCTTCTAAATAACGGAAAATAGAATCATCAGTAGGAAGTTTTGCTGTCTTTGACAGATAGACGAAGAACGGACTTTCTTCAGGTGCTAGTTCAGCAATCCTATCAGAAAAGTTATACAATCGTCTTTGGTCAAGGGATGTGCCAGAATCAGAACCTGTAGCTGTATTTACAGTATTAAACTGATTGGCATTTAATTGTCCACTTGTAATTGCCATTTATTTCCTCCTTAGCATAATTACTTTTTGATACTTTTTCCAAGAGTATTGTGATTAGAGGCAGACATAATATTATTCCACATACTATCTTCATCAGAAGGCTTAGGTGGTTCTCCACCTTGTATTAAACCTGCTGATTTAGGTTTCTGTTGTGTGTTTTTAACACTTTTAATATTATTTGCTTCTTTAAGCTGTTTGCCATTTTTCACATTCCAAACATTGAATAAAGTATCTAGAGGAAGTTGTTCCTTAGGTCTTGTAACAAAATCTACAAATTCCGATGCTTCTTCCCTAGAAAGATTAAAATCAGATTCAGCTCTATACTGTAGATTATCTACAGCTCTTTGAGCATCTAATCTAGACATATAGTCATCCATTCTGGATTGAACTGCTGTCTCAATTTCGTTCTTTCTAAGTTCATAAGAAGCAGAATTTGGGTTTGTATAAGCATCCCATGGATTAAATTCCTCTTCTGTTAATTTAACTTGTTCTTTTTCCGTTCCCTTACCCCCTGATAAGTGGTTTCTAACAACATCTACCAGTTCAGGATTATCTTGAAATAATCGTGCTACTGGTCTTAATTTGTTTAACTCAGCCTCAGATTTATCATACATAGATTGGAATTTACGAGATTCGTCTTCTGGACTAACCTCGTCTAAACTCATATCTTCTTGATACTCAGACTCACTTATAGCATTATTTTCAGAAGTTTCAGAACCTTCTAAAGTCTCTTCTTGTACATTTTCTTGTACTATTTCACTCATAACTTCTCCTTTGGATGTGCTGTTTCATTATTCACCAATATCCTCTGACATTAATGAAGTTACTCCAGCCTGCACCTGTTGTTGTCGTTTTAGTTTCTCTTTCTCAATATTGACTTTTTGTTGAGCACCAGCACCAGTAACAACTTTATTAAGGTCAGATTTAAATTTCTGAACCTCAACTCTTTTCTTATCTTGTACTGATTCTCTTTGAGCAGTTTGTAAGTCTCCACTAAGAATCTTTATTTGGTCTTGTAATTGTTTTACAAGTCCTTGTAATTTTTGAACTTCTCCAGTTCTTTGTAATACACCTTCCTTGTCATATATCTCTGTTTTCTTTAAAGCTTCTACTCTATCAATTAATCCCATTTGATAAGCTTCCATATACATTTGATATTCTGCATGTTTATTTGAAGGCATTGTTGACCCAGCTACAACTTTAATGTCGTATTGTCCTGAAGTCAAATCATTTTCTATAGATAAAACTGCATTAGTCTTATCATCATATAATCTATTATTAATAGCAAACTCTGTAATATCATTATTAGGCTGTACTATTCTAAATTTCTTTTGGAAATCATAATGTCCTTTAGCTAATTGATATACTACCTTACCTAACTGCTGTAAAGACATTTCAATATCTCTTAACTTCGCAGCACCTCTTCCTTCTCCCATCTGTGCAAGCAACATTGTTCCTCTAACAGTATTAGTAGCTCCTTCTTTCATTCCTTGTAATAGTTCAGGAACACCAAAATTTAAATCAATATATCGTTCACATTGATTAATTAATTGATAGAACTCTCCTGATAATGCTTGAGGAGCTGGAAAATGAGGTTCTCCATAACTTGGGTCATATTCTAATACTGCATTAGGATTTGCCCAATCTTTTTCTAATTGTTGTAAATCTTCTACACTACCTTGTGGAACAAGTAATTTAAGACCTGCTGATGATTGTGCATGTGCTAAAGCTAAAGAAAATAGTTTATTAAGCAATCTTTGCATATCTTTAACTTTATTAACATCAGATTTTGGATAAGGTGTATTTGTCCATATATTTGGAATTGGGATGATAGGGTAAATATCAGTATCTAATATAGTTTCATATAATAGTACTTGCCCCAAGGAAGCTGTAACTTTAATTCTTGTTTGTGGTATTTCTACATACTCAAAAACATTCATTTCAAATAATTTTTCATTTTGCTCTGCAAACATCTTAAATGCTTCAGAACTCATAATTTTTTCTTCTCCAGTTTTATTATCTGCTACTCTATAAAAAGGAACTCTTACTTTGCTAAATCTTTCAATAATTCTATATCTTTCTCCTATAGATGATTTCCAATCTTTATTATCTACTTCAGCAGGAGTAAATGCAGCATTAGAATTTTTATTTTGAGAATCAGGATAATCGCTATACATATCAGACATATTATATGTTTCTATGTCGTCTAAAAAAGGAGCTACATCTGGATATAAATTTAATACTTGTTCTTTTGTAAGTATTGTGGACAACAATACATTTGCTGCATCTTTAAGATACCTGTCTCTAGAAGCAGGGTCTACATAAACACGAAATGGATTAATATGAGTAAACATTACTTCGCCTCTACCATAATCAGCTTCAGGTTCTATATAAGCATAAAAATAACCCATTCCTGTAGTTGCATAATCATGTACAGCTTGTTTAAAATGATGTTGTCCATCTGATATATCATAAATATACTCTAATAGAGTTTTCCATACATTAGCCATTTTAACATCGGAATCTTCTCTAGCAGTAACACTAAACTTAACAGGTTTTGATGTCATTATTGATTTTAACTTATCAATAGCAGCATATATTCTATCAATGGTAAAGTCTGCTTGTCCTATTGATTGAAGTGCATCAGATTCTTCTTGAGTGTAATGATTACCTAATGTAAAATCAACGGCATCTCTTGCCTCGACATCCCAATCTTTACGAGCATCAGCATATTGTTGAAAGATTTCTCTATTATCTCTTGCTTTTTGGTCTTCTTTAATTTTTTCCATTATACTATATATGGTTCTAAAAATTCTTTATAAAATTCTTTGTTTCTTCCCAGTTTATGTCTTTTCCCATTACTGTCTTTAAATGTTCTTTCGTAATGCTTAAAACCTTCTCTAGTTGGGTCATCTTCAATAGCACCTTTTACATCATTACTCATCAAACATTTAGCCGTAGTTGGAAATCCTTTTAAATTACCTATATTAAAACAATAATCGGCTAAAGCAAATCTTAACCTATCATCAACTTTTTCCCAATCCATATCATTATAAAATGCATAGTCTTTTGCTTTTACCAACGATAACTCTGCTTCATGTTTTAGCTTTAATTCCATTTCTTTTTCAGATATACCTTTTGCCTCTAAAAGCAACTGTTCTTTATCTGTTCTAATTTTATATCCATAACCTATTGTTTTTAGTCCTCCTTCTGGAGAATCATATGGATAAAATACATCCCCTACTTTATTTTTGTAGCCCTCTACCCTTTTTAAGTAGTCTATAAATTGCTCTAATGTATAATTAGATACCATTGCCCTAAAGAATTTACTACCTGTAATCATGCGAAGTCTCATATTTTTAATCCTGTCATCCAATTTATTTTTGTCTTAGTATAAGTAGGTATATCATCAGGACTTTCATAGTCATTATTTTGAATAACTCCACTCCTTGGAGGCTTAGCAAAAAAGTCTGCATAATATAATCCGTCAAGCAAGTCATCATGTCTTCCTTTCGGAAATTCAAACAATTCATCTATAAGTTCTGTATGCTCTTTACGAAGGAATAGTTTCTTACTATTTACAATACTTCCAAGAGACATTTCTAATCTATCTTCTTTTTTAATCCCATGAGGTGGTCTTACTCCCTTATTTATACCAGTTAATAGTCTTTTTTCTTTTCTAGCCATTCTTTCTAACATATCTCTTACCATTTCTTGAGCACCTACAGTTTCAACAGAACATCTTCTTATAGGAGCATATTTTTTAGCTATTTTTAATATTTCTGCAGGCATATCAAATGCTGGTATCTTTTCACGATAGTAATCAATAACATATCTATTCTTATTACTATCAATACCCATAATCATAATTACTTGATAGTCAGACTTATTTGTAGCTGTATGTGCTAAGTCAACTCCTATATATGTATAAATAGGTATCATTTCTTCATTATTTTTTAAATAACTAAATTGTCCATCTGTAAAAAATTCGTAATTATGATACTGCACTCTTTCCATTTGGAAAGTAGCAGAAGCAGCATCTCTAGCATCATTCATATATTCTTGAGCAAATTTATCAATCTTACCTGCTTCAATAAACTCTTGTTTTTTCTGTTCTAGCTTTTTTAAAGGAAACTGTTCTTTCCAAACAGGTTTTCCATCTTCTATAGCTCTAATAAATGTTACCGACCAAGGATAATGTTTTTTTTGTTTTTGAGAATCATGAAATCCATCACATACATTTTGTAAGAAAGCATCATAATGAACAATAGTTCCAGATAGCCATATCCATCCTTCATTTCCAGGAGTTTCTTCTAAAGCAGGATAAACAGTAGAAACAATCCATTGTTTAATTTCATCTCTTCTTACTGCTGTTTTAGTATTTAACTCTGATTCAAAATCATCAAGTATAATACCTGTATATCTTACATCTACCTCAGCACGACCTCTAAGTCTCTGTGAAGTACCTTTAGCAATAATACGATGTCCTTTATTAGTTACTAAGTCTTTTTCTGTCCATCTTTTACCAGTATCAGAACCACACATATTTCCAAAATAGTATCTTATAGCTTGATTGTTCTCTAAATGAGAACGAATATACTTTAAATGGTCAATAGATTGTCCTTGTTCCTCTGCAACCCAAGCCATAAACATAGCCTGGTCTTGTGGGGTAAAACAAAGTCTATGCATAATAGCAGCCTTCATCAATACTGATTTTCCAAAACCACGAGGTAAAACATTACAAATACGAGCTCCTGGTTTTGTACTAATTAATTTTTTACCTAAGTCATAGTGAAAAGGAGGGGAAGCTGATTTATGTAAAAAATCATTTGGTAAAAATAACTTACCAAACAGTATTAAATCTTTAGATGCCTTATGTAAAAGAATCTCTTTATCTGATAAATTAAGCTTCTCCATACTCCGTTATAAAGTTTTTATTTACTCCAACTAAATCCATATTTTTATCATATATAGAAAAACAATTTTGACAAATATGACTTTCTAATGGAATTTCTATATACATTTCATTTAAGAAATAATCAAAGACTGGAAAGTGAGCAAATGTTTTTTTAATCTTTGTCTGGCATATCAGGCAATTCTCTCGTTTGCGACGCAATTTTTTTGACATTTTTTCCTCCCTCTAATAAATCTAATTGTTCTTTACTAAAACCTTTGAATAAAGTAATAGATTCTGTTTTTTGCTCTTTTTTCCCTAATAGTCCAGAAATTTCCATTAACATCTTTAATGAAGATATTTTATCGCTATCTCTAGCTTCTAGGTTGTCAACAATTTCTTTAGTCTTTAATAAAAGATATTTAGGTGTAATTTCTGTTTCTTCTAAAATTCTCTGTACTTCTTTATCTATCAACTTTTTAATCCTTTCAGTTTTTAGTAATAAGTTACTTCTTTCTTTAATATAGTTTTCCGAATTTGATTTCGGAAAAGCATGTTTAAATGCATCTATAATTCCTTCTCCCTTTGCAATATACTGAGCAAAAAGATATTCATTTTTAGTGACATTCTTTCTATCTCTAGCAATATGCTCTGACCTTCTTCCACTAAAAGAGTAGATATTATCTCTCATTCTACCCTCAATCTTTTGAGAAGGAACACAATGAAACATTCCGATAGCTGTTCTTATATATGGTTGATTGTTTAATGAGCCCTTATCTACAATTTGACAAACCTGCTCATCATCTGTCAATACCCAAGCATATAAAGGAGCATCTCTCCAATCATCATATATTTTTTCGTCTGGCATAACCTGCCTAAGTTCATCGATGTTTTCATATACGATGTGCTCCTTCTCTTTAATTATTCGCTTTTTCATTTGCGATGTACAATGTACTGTGGGTCATCTTTACTCAATCTAACTTCTACCCAACCCTTAGTTTGTGGCTCAAACATAGCATATCGTGCATATTCTGCATATCCTATAAACGAACCACCTCTTACAAACCATTGTCTTTTAACTTCTTCCTCATCTTTCATAATTTCAAAAGAATCTATTGGCTTTGCATAAAGTTGGTGATTATGACCTAAATAGTACATATCAGCATCAGGAAATATATTTCTTAGTCTTATAAGTTCCATATCTCCATTTTTAGCTCCACTCTTTCCATGTCCACTAGCAATGGTAAATGAACCATCTTTATAGTTTATTACTGTATAGCCTGGAAAAGGAAAGTATGGTATTTCTAAATCATCACACATTACTCGAATAATATCTATCCCTGCTAATCTTACAGACCTTAATGTATCATGATTACCACCTCTAACAAATAAACACTTATTTTTAATAGGTCTAATCATATTAACAAACTGTTCATATTGTTCGTTATTATCAAATGCTTGGTCTCCTTCTGGTATATGGTAGTTAGGTGGAATAAATTCCAACATATCTCCATTTCCAAACCAAAGAGCATTAGGGTCTTTCTTAATTTTATCTACAGCTTTTAAAAATAACATTCTGTCAAACACCTTGCTACCTACATGAACATCAGTAAGACAATGTATATTGACTTTTTTCTTTTTCAATGTTATTTCTAGTACTTTACCTGGATGTATCATAACTATCTTCCATATCTTCTAATAAATCTACCTTATCACTTGAATACAAATGATAACTAGTAAGAATTATACTATAATTTATTAAATCTAATAGGGTGTCTTCAAGTCTTTCGTCTTTTACAGCCATTTTACCGTTTCTCCTCAACAAATTAGCAATTCTAGCCAATTTATCGGATATTCTCACTAATATTCCAGTTGGAACATCGCATATTTTAAGAGATTCTACCATTTCAAAGTTAGAAAAAGGGTCTTCTTGCTGTGCATAGTCAATATTCTTGTTATTACATAGCGATTTTGCCTTTTTCACGATAGCATCATAGTTTGGAATCATACTCTCCTCCTGATTTTTCCCATAGATAGTTACCAACCCCTAATTGATAAAAGGAGTTGGCAATTACTTGGACTTGTGTTTCTGATATGTCTAAACTTGTACCATAAGTGACAGCATGTAGCACTTCATGGCACAATACTTCTAAAATCTTGGAATGTTTCATATCTTTTTCTAAGATAATGTCACATTGTCTCATACTGACAGCACCCAAGATTTCACAATCATCTGTGCCATATTCTGCTTTACCACCTTCGATAAAGCGAATAGTATATATATGCCCATTAACCTTTAAGCTAAGGGGTTTTTTCGGAATTTTTAGTATTTTCATCGGCTTCCTTATTAAATTCGTCTTGTAAGTATTTATTAAATTTCTTGGTGTCTTTTTTCATTTCTATATATTTATTAATAACAGACTCAAGTATCATTAATTTTTGGTCTAACTCAATAATCAATCTCTTATTGAGGGCGATGTTGTATACTAAATCCTTATTTGTAGGTTTATTCTTAGGTTTTTTCATACTAAAGCTTAAAACAACTATTTCAAGAAAGTCAAGAAAAAAATAAAAAAAATTTTTAAGGGTTTGTTTTAAGATAATACTTGACTTAGCCCTTAAATCTTGTTAAATTCAGTTAGAACTAACTGCTAATGGTCTAACTAGACTAACTAGTTAGTTAGTATAGTTAGCGAAATCCCTAAGTCCTTATATATTAAGACATCCAGACACAATACCAATTCTAAAAAATAGCCCAAGTATGTGTGCTCTTCTTTTTTTTGCATGATACCCCCCCCTCTTGTTTCTTATAGGATTGAACTTTTAGGTTGAAATTTGCTATATTCTATGACGACAAACCTCTATTTCCTTAAAAGTGAGCCGATTAGTGCTCATACTATAATTTTTGAGCACTTTTCGAGCCCTCTCAATCATCAAAATCATTATTATTGTCCACCTGAGCACCATCAATTCTATCTCGACAAATGTAATAATCCCTTGCTCCTTGCTCCTCGTATATATAGATTGGTTTAGTTATGAGGTAACCCTCGACACTCATAACGACACTATAAGAGTTCGAGGAAAGAAAAGAGAATAGAAAATGAAAAAGACATTTTTAACGTCAATAACACCGACGGAGAACGATAGTTCACCGACGGAGAACAACATCCTATTAAGAGGAGGATATAACATGGATTACCAAGTAGTTAACCAAAAGACCATCCAACTCATCGACGAGAGACAATTCGGAGATGCTTTGGAGGTTGCAATGAATACCGAGGAGCATGCGAGGGTATTACAAGCGATGCTCGTCGATAACCTAGAGGGAACGATTAAGGCTTTAGTCGAGGCTTATGAGAGACCATGGGATTACAGCCGAGAGGTTGTGGTTGATTTAGTAACGACAATCAACGAGATTAACACTTTCGACTTTGTGGTCGATGAGAGTGATTTTAGCGAGATTTTCAGGGCTAATGAGGCTTTGAACGATGTTTTCGTGGTCGGTAGCACCGAGGACGATTACGAGTTCTGTGACGACAACTTAGGGGAGGATTTCGTTTAACACCGACGAGGTTACCAAGATAGCGAGGCTTTGAGCACTTTGTATCGACAAGTGCCGAGAATACGAGGGAAACCTCCGTCGAATAACCGACGGCTATTTCCAAGTGCTCGAAATTCGAGCCTTGGGGTAATTGCGACCTTTACCGAGAGGAAAGTGAGGGCTTACTGACGAAAATTAGGCAAAACTACGGCAAACTCAGTTCGCAGGGGGTAAGAGGGAACTTACCTCCCTTCAAAGAGGAGAGTGAGCAAAATTTGAGCAAAATTCAACTAAATAACGAGGAGTTTAAATAACATGAGACAACAATACTTAAAGCAACCGAAAAAAAGAGTTGCTCCGATGACATGGGAGGGATACCTATGCACGATAGAAAAGCCTTTATTCATAAAATCTATCGATATGGAGGACTACGACGGAAATATTATAACTAGAAAGGCTATTCTCGACGAGAATAACAAGTTTATGAGATTTTTATTTTAGGGCTATATCTTTAAACCGACGGCTTTAAAAGAAAAAAAGGGCTCAGGGTAGTGCTCATGTTTAATCATATCTCTTTACTTTGTTTTTAGAGATATGATAAACATGAAAACACTTAAAGCCGAGCAAAATCAACCATTTATGGAGGACAAATAACATGAGTAAAAAATATTCTTACAATAGTTTCGCCGACTTTGGAAAGGCATATAAACGAGGAGAATTAGGTAAAGACTTCTCGAAAACTCTTACCGACAACAAGAGAAAACAAGAAAGTAAAAATGTTGGGAATAAGATGTCGGCTATTAGCCAAAATCCTAACGAGATTTTAAAATACATTTAACCGAGGAGAAATCATGAATTTAATAGAGCATTTAATATCACTACTCGAACAACTACGACGAGATGTCGACAACGATTTGAGACAAGCAAACCTAACTCTTAACGACACTAGAGATGAGAATTTTTTAAGAAATAGGTCTGATTTGCTAACGGAAATCAAGTCGACATTTAGAGTTAATTTAGCAAATCTTCGAGAATTGCAAGAGGTTTTTGGAGATAATATAACCGAGGAGGATAGATAGCATGAGATTTATTAATAAAATGATAGCCGATACAATATCGAGGGAGCAAATACAACCTTTAGACATGGATAAGCACGATTTATCTATAAGTGATTTAGGTGCAGGGAGATTGCCGTTATTTGCCGAGGATAATAATGGTAATTTTAACCTATCAAGCGAGGTTTTCGGCTATGAAATGTTGAGAAACATAGCGACGTTATGTAAACACTATGACATGGACATCATGAGAACAATAATAATTGTTCAACCTGTGGGCATATTAGTAAATATGAGGAGTTGGGCTTATCAAGAGTTAGACGAGGACGGAGATATAGTATATCTCGAGGACAAACACATCTTTAAATACGATGTCGGTTATTCTCACGAGGAGCAAATGATACCGAATAAAATAATTATTGAGCAACGAGTAATAACACAATAACGGGCTTAAAGCCGAGGAGTTAAAATGAAGAAGGGCGAGAAAATTAGATTAGCAGGTGGCTATAAAAAGTATTACGAACAATTACTTATACCTAAAAAGCAACAAGGTAGAAATGAAAAATGTAATTGTGGTAGTGGATTAAAATACAAAAAATGTTGCTTAAACAAAACCGAGGAGGTTTAACATGAAATTAATTACTAAGGAAATTCAAAAGAAATTAGATGCTAATCTAAAGATTAGCGAGGATAAGAGGAAACCTTACTTAAAGTTATTTAACCCGTGTGGACAAGCAACGTGGCTTATTTCCGAGTATAATAAGGAAACGGGCATAATGTTCGGCTTGTGTGATTTAGGACAAGGAATTGTCGAGTTTGGATATGTTAGTCTCGACGAACTAAAAGATATTAAATTACCTTTTGGCTTATCTATCGAGAGAGATATGAGTTTTAAGCCAAAAATGTCGCTTTCCGATTATAACGACGAAATAAACAAGAGAGCCGAGGACGGCTTTCCAACGATTATGTCGGTAGCATAAAAAGAGGAGGTTTAGCATGAAATTAAGAGAGAAAATTATAGAGGTGCTCGAAATCTATAAAGAACTGATTTTGGATTGCATGGGCTTGTATTGTTGTTATGGGTGTATGTATGAGAGGATTTGGGATGATGAGCCAACAATACTACGAACTTTGTTCGTATGGAAAAAGCCAAAGAAATACGGACTTTATTGCCTTTATGGAGTAAAGGAGTGGTCAATTTGCGATTGTTGTGATAATGTTCTAAATAATAAATGGTTTAGAAAAGATAAAGAGTTTATTAACGATGCAAATAAATCAGGTATTCAGTTCGATAAAAGACGATACTTAAACACTTACGAAGAAGAAATATTTGAGAGTAAGTGCGATAAGTGTTGGGGTAGTAACGAGAGAAAAATTTGGATACCTGAAATAAGAAATATTTGTTAAACAAAAAAAAGAAAAAGGAAAAAAACATGATACAAACACATGATGTGAAAGAAAACGATATAATCGTTTCGGCTTTGCCTGACGAGGTTATCGAGAAAGAAATAATCGAGGTTTCATCAATTTATGGAGATAAATTGAGCAAATTTCAATTAATAGAGATAATTGTTCATCATTTAAGAGAGCAACACGAGCAAGAATTAAGGGCTCAGGAGTTTCTCGACATGGAACTTTATACTCCGTGTAATGATGATGAATACGAAAAAATACAAAGTATGGGATACTTTGACGGCGATGATTTTATCATCGGAGGAGAGGAGTAAACATGTGGGAATATATATATCCTACATTAGTGCTCATGTTTTTCTATTTATGCTCACTTATTAGTTAGTATGAGCATA